GCGCGAGAGCGTCATACCGATCCCGGACAAATGACCTGAGTGCAAGCCGACGCGCCCCCTCCCAGCGCGCGGCCATTTCAAGCGCCTCTCCGGAGGCGTTTTTTTATTCGCGAACCGCGCATTTGACATCGCCACGATTCCGTGTGTAGGATTGCGCCTACGGACTGCTAGGCGCAGTTCTTGATGTAAAAGTTTTTCGGTCTTCGACAGCCCCGGTGGCGATGCGATGACCTCCAGTAGGAGTGTCTTTGCATGGCCAACACGTCCGCCCCATTCGGGTTTACGCAGCGACAGGGCACCGGCAGCTCGCCCACGTACGAGCAGACCGATTTCCGCAACGGCGGGATTGACTACAATGCCGCCGCAATCTACTACGGCGATCCCGTCACTCGCGCAAGTACCACGGACGGCACGCTGATCCAGGGTGTCGGCTCCGCTGGCGGCAGCACCATCACGCTCGCCGGCATCTTCTACGGCTGCCAGTATCTGTCCACGGCGCAGAAGCGCGTCGTGTGGTCGAACTACTGGCCCGGCTCGGACGTCACGAGCGCGAACCAGCCCACCATTCACGCCTTCGTGGTCAACGACCCGAACGCGCAGTTCCTCGCGCAGAGTGATTCCACCGGCCTCTTGCAGGCCAACGTCGGCTCGAACGTCGATTACAACATCGGCACTGGCACGGCCGCGAATGGAATCTCTGGTGCTTTCATCATCCACACCCCGGCAACCGGCTCGGCCTATCCATTCCGGTTCGTCGGTCTCGTGCTCGACCCGCCAGGTGCTAACGGCACCGCGAGCGGCGCGTACAACCTCGGGGTCTTCGCGTTCAACAACGTGGAAACGAAGCAGTTGACTTCGTACACCGGTTAATCATGAGCAAGTCATTCGATATCGATCTCTCAGAGTACGTGCCATTTGAGCGCGTGACGGATGAGGATTTGGCGAAGGCCAGAATCTTCAACAAGTGCCGCATGTCGGACACGGGCTGCTGGTTGTGGAGCGGTCCGACGAATGGTAAAGGCTACGGCATTTTCTACGTCGGCAACAAAGATCGATCGGCCCATAGGATCAGTTACGAGGTTTTCAAGGGTCCTATTCCATCCGGTCTACACGTATTGCATCGGTGCGATACGCCGCTGTGCGTGAATCCAGCGCATCTGCGCGCTGGAACCGTCAAAGAGAACATGGCTGAGCGCGATGCGCGCGGGCGCCGGGATGTGCGCGGCGAGCGGATCGGCACTGCCAAACTGACTGAACAGCAGGTCGTCGAAATTAAACAATCGAATTTCGGTTTGAAGGCTCTCAGCGAGAAGTACGGAGTTGAGGCGCAGAGCATCTGGCGCATCCGCACCGGAAAATCTTGGGCGCACGTCAAGATTCCGCAGGAGAACGTAGATGCCCGTTAATCTGTCCGCGATCAAGGATCTGCTGCTCCCCGGACTCCGTGGGGTGACCGGAAAGTATGAGCAAATTCCAAGCCAATATGACAAAGTTTTTACCAAGTTTAACAGCAAGTTAGCGCTCGAGCGCACGGCCGAGATGCGCTACCTCGGGCTGGCGCAGCTCAAGACCGAAGGTGGTCAGACGCAGTTTGATAACAGCGCCGGCGAGCGCTACGTGTACAACCAGGAGCACGTCGAAATCGCGCTCGGCTATGCGATGACCCGCAAGGCGATCGACGACAACCTGTACAAGACACAGTTTCACCCGTCGAACTTGGGGCTCATGGAATCGTTCCATCAGGCGATGGAGCTCTATGCGGCCAACGTACTCAACACGGCGACCACGTACAACGCGGCTGTCGGCGGCGACGGCGTGGCGCTGTGCTCGACTGCGCACCCGATCGACGGGCAGACGATCGCGAACGAGCCGACCAATCAAGTGGACCTGAACGAGGCCTCGCTGCTCAACGGCATGATCTCGATCCGCACGAACTTTCGCGATCAGGCCGGTCTGAAGATGTTCGCCCGCGGGCGCAAGCTCATCATCCCGCCGCAGCTCGAACCGGTTGGCATTCGCCTGACCAAGACCGAACTGCGCCCTGGAACCGCCGACAACGACGTCAACGCGATCCTGTCCACGGCCGGCGGCATTCCCGAAGGCTACATGGTCATGGACTACCTGTCGTCCCAGTACGCGTGGTTCCTGCTGACCAACATCGCGGGACTGTCGTACATGGACCGCATTCCGTTCGAGACGGATATGCAGGTGGACTTCACGACGGACAATTTGCTTGTCAAGGGCTATCAAAGATACAGTTTTTCGTATTTTAACTGGAGATCATTGTATGGATCATTCCCAACGTCGTAAGATGTAGGGAACGTACCAACAAGGAAATTCAGTGTCAGTACTAACGATCGAAAAACTGAAGGCGCTTCTCTCCTACGATCCGGAGACTGGCATTTTCATGTGGGTTGGTCGCGGGAAAGGCATCCGCCACGGGCGGCGTGCTGGCAGTGTCGAAGGTCCCGGCTACCGAATCATTCGTCTTTATGGCGAAGACCATCTCGCGCAGCGTTTGGCTTGGTTTTGGGTGCATGGGGAGTGGCCGAGATTGATCCGTTTCCAAAACAGCGATAAGGATGATTGCCGCATTGACAATTTGCGTGACGGATTCTGCGTAGAAACGAAGTACAATCATCGCACGAAAGAAGGTCGCGCGGCTTATCAGGCGGAGTACCGGTCCGAGCGGCGTGAAGAATTTGTCGCCAAAGAGCGCGAGCGTAAGTTCGGCGTGAGCGTGAAGCAGTACAGCGATATGTATCTCGCACAGGGGGGATGCTGCGCTATCTGTCGCCGCGCCGAGACTGCGACCAGAAACGGTAAAGTTAAGACGCTGGCAGTAGACCACGATCACGCTACGGGCGCCGTCCGTGGACTGCTCTGCGCAGGGTGTAACACTGGCATCGGCAAGTTCGGTGACTACCGTAGTCTCCTGCTGAGTGCAATCCGTTACCTCGACAAGCATACAGGCCGTGAGGGCGCAGTGCCTGCGCTGTCCGTCGTCTCGACTCGGGAGAACGCGTCTTGACCACCTACATCGCACCGACGAGCGGCCAGACCTACCCGGACATCCAGGGTGGCCAACTGACGCAGACGAACGGCAATCCGCCGCAGCCTGGGACGCAGCTCACTGGGCCAGTCCTGAACGGGCCGATCTGGCAGTCTGACGGCTCGAACAATCTCGCTGGCGTTGGCGGCACTGTGGGCACCGCGAATGCTGGCTACGGCGTGACCGCGCAGTCGTGTGTGATCACGCAGGCGTCGAACGACGGAACGACCAACCAGTTTGCATGCCCCATTGTTATTCCGGCGCAGTCGCAGATTTTGCGCATGACCCTGATGGTGACGACCGCGTGGGCGACCACGACAACCCTTGAGGTGGGATCTGGCGCATCCGCAACTGCGTTCACCGCATCGCAGGCTGTGACTGGCCTGGGCACGTTGGGGCCGATTTCTATCGTTCCTGGTACCGGAGCGACGCAAATCGGGAACTGGGACAATGTCGGCACGCAGGACGTGCAGATTGTGATCCTGTCCGGCTCTGGAACTGGCGGTAAGGGCACGCTCACGGTCGAATACATTCCGATGATCAACTTGGCTTCGTAGGAGCAGAAATGAAGGGTCGCAAACATCGCGAGACAGGCGGAGCCAATGAGGCAGAGGCTGACGTCAAGGACAAGCCGGAGCCGCGTACCGACGCCAAGAAAATCGACTCGGAAGCCGAGGAGATGAAGAAGGGCGGTCGGGCAAAGCGCAAGCACGGCGGCAAGCTGGTCGGCAAGGTCGAGGGCGAGAAGGGTGCCATGCACGCGGGCCGCAAGCCACGCAAGAGCGGTGGCAAGGCGACGTCTGACGCCAATCCGTTCACGTCGGCGCGCGCTGGAAAGGATGCGCCGGGCCGCAAGCTCATGAAGGGCGAACTCGGCTTCGGCGAGGATTGAAGCTGACGGCGTCGGGCCATGGCCCACTGGTTGACGGACGGGCCGCCACTTGCGCGGCTCGTTCCATTTTAGGAGTGTCTGAATGAGGCCGATTACCGTAAGTGTGGGACCAGCGCTCGCCAGCACGGCGAATGACATAGCGACGTCGCAGTCGCCGGCCGGGACGTCCGGGCGCGCCGCGGTCACGTTCACGGCCAACTCGGCATCGATCGCGGCCACAAATTCGTTCGTCGCCGGTCAACCGGTCACGTTCCTGAACGTGGGCGGCTCGGCTGGATTTACGGCGAACTCTGGCACCGTGGGACCGGTCGGGCTGCCCGCGCAGTTCTCGCCAGGATCGACGTATTACGTGCTCTCCGCCGGGCTATCGGGCTCGGCGTTCGAGGTCTCGGGCACGCCTGGTGGCACGGCGGTCACGCCCAAGACGGCCGGAACGGGCACCAATTACGTCGTCTACGGCGCGAACGTGGCGCTCAACGGCACGCTGGT